TTATCTGGTGTACTTAAATAATCTGTAAAGTCTGCCTTTTGTAGTTTACGAAAGTTATCAACTACCTTTTCCATATTAAACTCTTTAAGTGGATAGGGTGGTTTTTCGTTTGTAATAAACTCTGCAAGTGTTTTACGAAACTCTTCTTTACCGTATTTCTCTGTAGTATTTAAGAACAGTTCTTTTTGCATAACTGGAAGACCAGTATGGTCTGTACATCTTTTTAGTAAATCGTATAAGTCTTGGTTCAATTAAAAAAGTCCTCTAGGGTAGTTTGTGTTCCAAATGACCTATCAATCTTCCAACCAATATTGTTGGTAATAAAAGAAAGTGGGTCAATGAAACTTTTCATATAAGATACATCATAGTCTACATACTTCAAAATGTCAAGTTCTTTCGGTAGTTGTGATGGAAAAGATATCACATTACAACCAAGTGGATTAGGTTGACGTAACTCAAGGTATTTAATCTTGTCACCATTTTGTATAAGTCCATACTTTCTTGTCAATCTACGTTCTTTAATCATGTGATTGTAAACAAGGCTCCCCTTGATATGCATAGGCGTGCCTTTCTTGTAAATTGAACTATCAGAGTAAAACTTACGAACACCGTTGACAGAACGAGGATATGCAATCTCTTCTGGTGGTAGACCTTCAAACTCTTTACGAAACGCAATCAAGAAATCATTCAGTTCTTTCTCTGAACCAGACATGATAATCTTTAGTGCTTCTTTAATCTTTTGTCTACATGGTGCAGGCGTTGAAGACTTGACAGCTTCGATACCCATAATCTTGAGTTGTGGTTCTTGATAACGAACACCTTCAACATCCCATGCATTGAGGATGTATCTTTTCTTTGCAGTCCAAATACCTTTGTCTGCAATCACTTCTCGTTTCATCTGCATCTTTTGGTCATATGCATTTACATATGTAGAAAGGTCTTGATAACTTTTATCAATAAAAGGTTCAATCTTCTCTGTTGCAATTCTATCCAAGAAAGTGACAACCTTCTGTATATCTGTTCCTTCTTCAAACACATTATTAACCAACTTGTCAAAAGTAACGTAAATTGAATCCGTATCTGAAGCAATGACGAAATCTTCATTAGTAGTTCCTAATAGTTTATTAAGATATTGATTTATCTTCTTCTCAATCCAACGAATGGAGAGTTGACCAGCGGTTGTAATACCTTCTGCAATCGCAAGGTCATAGTAACGAAAGTATTGATTCCCAATCGCACCATAAGCGGAGTTGAGTGAAATCTTTCGTGCCATCTGAATATTGTTGTAACGACTGATATACTTTAGATACTGTGGGTCTTTTGTATCTTCATAGTCTTGTTTCGCTTTCAACATCTTCTTCTTGTAAATGGTACGGTCATCATAAATCTCTTGCATCATCTGTGGAAGAAAACCAAGTTTGTCTTTACGATATAATGCACCGTTTGGTGTAATAGTTGTGTGGTCTGGAATATCAAGTTTGATTTCACCCAACATCTCATTAACATATGTTTTGTCTTCAGGCAACTTTAGGTAATTACCAGTAACAAGAGTCTCTGGTGACATATTGTATTGCATAATCAAATGTGGATACAATGAGTTCAAGTCAAAAGACATAACCCATTTATGTTGACCAACTTGTGGGTCTTTTACATATGCACCCTCATACTTGTCAGACTTTGATTGATGAGACTTTTGGGGAATAACAACCTTTTTCTCTTTGAGATAATTGTGAATAAGAACATCCCAATACTTAACTTGACCGAATACATCTTCATAATTAACCTTCGCTTCGTAGGCCATAGTCAGTAGAAGTTCAAGTAATTTCATCTTGTCTTCCAGACGGTCAACAAGTTCAACGTCAACAATGTTGTATTCTAGGAAAGACTGATAATCTTTTGTGTACCAATCTTGGAAAGTCTCGTATGGATTCTCATTCTTTTGTTGACCAAGTTCTACAAACGCAATGTGATTAAGTGCATAACTCTCTTGGTTTGTGTAAGTAAACTTACGATATAGTTGTAAGTAATCTAAGTTTGCAACTCCAATAATATCATAAACTTGTTGGTCACGACCATGATTATAAACCTTACGAGAATTAATCAAACCCCAAGGAGAGAACTCCTTCGCTCTATCTTCACCAAAAATCTTGGTAACACGATTGATTAGATAAGGAATATCAAAGAACTCAGTGTTCCAACCAGTGACAACATCTGGATAGTGTTTAGTCCAGAAGTTCATAAACTTTGCAAGTAATTCATTCTCATTAGAACAGTTGATGTATGTTACATCATCTCTGTCATTCTTGAACTCACCCAAACCCCAAACAATAATCTTCTTAGTTGTTTGGTTTTTGATAGTGATTGCAAGCATCTCTTCTTCTGCAAGTTCTGGTTCTGGAAAACCATTGTCTGCTCGTGTCTCAATATCAATTGTAACTGTTAGGATTTTGTCACTATCCCAATCAACTGTTTTAGGGTATGTGTCTGAAAGATATGTGTATGCGAACCTATCCAGACCAAAGACCAGATGAGGTTGTTGTTTGTATTGTTCTATGAACGCTTTCGCTTCTTTGATTGTATCAAACTTGTACGGTGTTACATACTTACCGTCAAGTGTTTTCCATTCAGTTTCTTTCTGAACTGGAACATACAAAGTGGGAGAGTATTTAACCTTACGATTAACTCTCTCACCATTTTTGTATTCACGAACTAGGATATGATTCCCCCAAGGGGCTACGTTTGTGTAAAAATTCATAATATAGTTATACCACCTTTGTGGGTAAAAGTCAAGTCTTATTCAAATTTTGTGAAGTGTTTATTAATCATTTCTAGTCTGTCTTCAGCAGTTGCAAGTTTGTCTAACTCTGCGATAACTGCTTCTGTGATATCTGAATGTTCACCAATACCAGCAGGCATGGTTTGGTAAACTTTAATATTTGCGAGGTGAACTGCAATCTCACCTTCTGCTTGTTTTCTTGCAGCTTCTATAATATAATCGCCTGGTTTCATTCATTTTTTCCTTTCTCAATTTCTTTCTTTGTTACAATATACTTTCTTTGAGGATTAACCATAACATTCATTCTATTCATAGTTCCTCTATTGAGAAGTATTCTTGTTCTATTTTTTCTATCATCAAGTGTAAACTCAACATCTTTATATACTGTTCCAGCAAACTCTACATCTATGTTAACAGTGTGTCGTTTTTCTGAATAGTCTCTTAGTCCACCCAAATTTACATTTAATGTTTGAACTAATGGTTTTGTGTTTCTCTTTCCAAGTAAAGTCCAAGAAACTTTTTTTCCTTCTACTTTTATATCTTCTGCGTGAAGAACTGGTAGTGAGGAATTTCCAGTATCAAATTTTGCAATGATACCCCCATATAAAGGTAGATAAACCATTTCTAAAAATCCAACTTCATCTGGAACTGTAAATCTATTTTTTTTGTCCATAAAGTGAGTTAAAAGTATTTTACTAATATTATCGTTAGTTGCTTCTTCAATACCTTGAGTTCCAGGCGAACTATTTACTTCTAGAAAAATAGGTTGTCCTTTTTCTCTATCTTTTGCTGGAATAAAATCAACTCCAGTAAATAATCCACCAACAGATTTAGCTGCACGAATACACTCTTCTATTTCCATTTCAGTTAATTCTATAGAGGACACTTTTGCACCTTGAGATGCATTAGACCTAAAATCACCTTCTACTACATCTCTTCTCATTGATGCAATAACTTTTCCATCAAGAACAATCGCTCTAACGTCATAATCAGTTTTAATATATTCTTGCAAAAGTAGGTCTGCACCTTTATCAACTTTGTATAGAGTTTGCACCATACCAGTTAACGACCTTTCTGTTTCTGCAAAAAGAACACCAACCCCTTTTGAACCTCTCAATGTTTTCAGAACAATTGGAAACTTTGTATCAAGTGATTCAACACTTGATTCTAGATTTTCAACTGATGCACATAAAACGGTTTTGGGTTGACGTAATCCGAAATCTTTAAGTCTTAAATATGTTCTGTATTTGTCAGTAGCTCTTTCTAAACAGATACGACTGTTAACCATAGGAATACTAATTCTTTCTAGTTGTGAAAGTAAATCAAGATAACTATCTCTTTCTGGTGTACCTCTCATAAAACACACTGTATTAGAAGAGTTTACTTCAAATCCTTTTTCGTCATCTTTCTTATGGATAGTGTGTACACCATCTTCAAATTTAAGATAAGTACCATTCATAGAAACAGTGTAAAAATCTAATCCAAGTTTTTTACATTCCTCTTCCATTCTTTGAGCAGTTATAGCTTTATCACCCTTTTCAGTAGAAATGATAAGAGCTTTATATTTCTCTATCTGTTTTTCTTCTGATAAGAACTGACTGAAACTTTCCATCTTTATTCTTTCTTTTTTCCTATATTATACTTAGTTTCAAGTGTCCACTCGTTTTTTTCTTTAAAAGAAATAACTTTAATCTGTGAGAGTGGTGCAGCTTCAACTGAACTTTTACTTACTACATTTATTAATCCCCAATCCGATAAAAGATTAGCGATTGTATTTCTTCTTGCAATATCGTTTTCTGAGATATTTGTGTCCTTACCATCTAGTGCAAATAATTCTTTAAAATGCACTAT